GCTGGTCTTTTCTAAGGTTATTCCATTCGATTGAGAGAAGACGTCAGAGATGCCGTCTATTTGAACTTCTATTCCTTTTGCTTTTTCAAAGTTTTTAAGTTCTTTCCATAGGCCAATAGGAAGCTCCCCTTTCTTTGACATGAAGTGGTCCATGCCATCCCATATTCCTCTACTGACTAATATATTAAAATCTCCGTCCTTTGATTTCTTCTTAAAGTAATTATATGCTGCGGATTTTTCAGAGTTTAGAGAAGCCTCCGTTAATATCAGGGTTTTCTTATCTAAGGATACGGAGAAAGTCACCATTGTTTATAGTCCAAGTGTTTTTTCTATTTCAACTCGGGTCTTTAATCCAAATAAGACATTATCCACTGTTTTTATAGACTCATTAAAAAAATTAATCTGATTCTCGATTAGATCCATCATCTCCTTTGTAGCGGCAGTCTTGCCTTCAATGATCACCGTCTTTTCATTATATTGATATCGATGCTGTAAATTTTCAGAAATATTTTCCATTTGAGAGGATTTCTCAGTTTTATATTTTTTTCTAATTACAGATAGATGCTCCAATAAAGTATGACTGTCTTCCAAAAGTCTTTGTCTAAGTGAGAGCATAGTCACCTGTACCTCCTTTAAATTTTTAAAGCTTGACATTTTTTCAATTGACTGAAGAATCTCAGCAGATACTTCTTCTCTCTTTGCTTTAAATTTAGTAGATATTTGAGATGATGACATTGATCAATAAGATTTAATCATATTATACTGGGATGAGTCAGAAGAGTTTTTAATCTTACATGCAGTCATTCTGCTTTAGACCATTAAGTATTTAACACTAACTATATTGATTAACCTACGATGAAGTTAAATGCTTTAATTTAAGAAGAAATATCCTTTCTATTTCCTTTATGAAGATCTATTTTATCTAAGATATCATTTAGTAAACTGTGCTCTATATAACCAGCCATTGATGCGTTTTTAACAGCACTTATTAATTGAAATATGATAAATGGTATAATAAACGTTTCACTTAACCATGAAGTGCTACTGATTCCCCTTTCAACAGCGAGAAGTACTGTTAAAATCAAAATCCATGTGAATGCTGTGCGCAAAACCTTTAATGCCTTTTTTGTCATAAAGCCTTCCTTCTTAATACCGGCAATTATGCCAAATACACCATCTAAAAATACTACGGACAATATTGCTATGTATTGTTGATAATTCTCAATTGTTATATTGAAAAAATAAGTTAAAATAAAGGATGTTGCTGTAATTATTGGTATCATAATCGCTTCAAACTTAGTTATAATAAAATCACCGATGGCTATACATGAGTTGCAATTTGAGATATTTGTCTTCATATTATAATATAATAATTTTTGTAACCTCTATCGTATCTCCTTTTTGATATTTAATTTTACTTTTAAAGGACATTTCGCAAGAAGTTTTTATTTTATAACCAAGGGGTCTATTCATTTCATCGTGTATAGAAACAGGAATTATTTCATCACATGAAACTATTACGCACGTTATAATTTCTTTTCTTTGATTAGATTCTTTACATGAAAAAAGTAAACTTACTAATACTAAATATGTATATATTAATTTATTCATCTTTCTTCTTTTCTGTAGCATATTTAACACCCATAATAGTACCAACTATACTGAATGCATTAGTTAATAGAATACCAAACATATTGCTCCAAGTGGAACCTATTATTTGAGTATCTTTTCCAGTAAACATTGCAATGCCGTACATTAAAGTAGTAACTACACCGACTCCCATGATTACTATAAGAGCAACTTTAATGATAGTTCCAATTAATTCAGTTTCAGATTTTTTTTGCAATATGTCTAAATCATTAAGAGCCTTATCTTTAGCTTCATCGGCGTCTATCCTTGATAGTTCAGCTTTTTTCTTTTCATCTTCGGCAGATTCTAATGCTAATTTAAGCTCTTCATTTACTTTGATGTTTTCTTCTTGTGCAGTTAATAAGTCCTTATTCTGGTCCTGTATTTGTTTAGTAACATCCAATCTTCTCTTACGTGCCTCTTTATCTTTAGCACTTGCATCCTCAATGTATTTAGTAAAGTCGTTATCTTCAGGATCGGATTCTATAACCTTTAAAAGATTACCTTCTAAAAATATTTTATTTTTGATTTGAAGATCTAACAGCCAATCTCTTATTTTTTTATCTACTTTCATGATTTACTTATAAATTTTAAATGGCGCGGTTCTATTTTTATAACCTTCATAATCTTTTTTGAATTCTTCTAATCTTGGTTCGATTTCATCTGACTTAATTATCCAAAATTGAGCTCCTGCTTTAACAGCTTTTGCCTGTTCAGTTGGTTCATTAGATGATGATATAATTCCTATGACTACATTATTGCCATATTCAAAATTAATTTTACGAATAAGTTCAATACCGTCATAAGAAGATCCTATAATGTTTAAATCTACAAAAACACATTCTGGTTTTCCATCTGGATTTGTTTGCCAGTCTTGAAAAAGATTGGCAGCGTGATCTGAACTATCTACACCCTCAAGTGTAAGTGAAATGTCAAGAAGACTACAAGCATCTTCAAAAACTAAATGGAAGAGATTTTCGTCATCTACCAATAAAATTGAGTCTATCATAATTTTATTTATTTTTTTATCTTAAATATATTTTCATCTGAGTTCCTATTTCAGGTAATTTATTACACTCTATTGAGTGTCCGTGTTCTTCTAATATTGCTATACAAATATTTAGACCTAATCCGGTACCCTCTTCGGTTTGGTCTTCTTTACGAATGTAAGGTTCTTGAAGTTTTTTAAACTCAGCTGAACTTAAACCTCTACCATTGTCTTCCACATACATAATATTATTTTTTCGGTATATTTTAACAGATTTTGCTGGACTGTCATTATATTTTAAACCATTTCGAATAAGATTATCGATTGCAGTACAGAAAAGTGCTTCGTTTACCATTTCTTTACCTAATTTTTCTATAATCACTTGAGGTCGATAGGCAGTGGATCTTAAATAAGAATCTAATATTTCTGATAAATCGCATTCTGTTTTATTTAAAGTAGCATTCGGTCTAACTAGATTTGTAAATTCAAATACTCCTTTGTAAACTTTCTGCGTATGTAAAAGACCTTCCTTAATCATTTTAAGAGGAGCTTCGATTTTTAGGTCTTTGATATTATCATCAGTTAATCTTCTATCTAGTGAAGATATTCCTCTTGGAATGTATGTGTTAATACCACTATGCATATCGTGACGAAGAATTTTGGAAGCGTGCTCCAAATAAGTATTTTTCTTTTCTAGCTCTTTCTTTTGCTCCACCACCTTTGTCACATCTGTAGCTATTTTCATAATCTTATATGGTTTACCTTCTAAATTGAAAATAGGAGAATAAGTAGCCTGAAGCCATACTACCATTCCATCACTTTTAATTCTTTCAAATTGACCAGTAATAAATTCTCCATTTTTTAATGAATTCCAAAATTCAATGTACTCGTTAGAATTTTCGTATTTTTCAGTTACAAAAACTCTATGATGTTTACCAACTATCTTTTCTAATGAAAATCCCATTACTGATTGAAATTTCTCGTTAGCATCTAGTATAATTCCATTAAGGTCAAATTCAATTACCGCATTAGAAGAATTAATTGCATTAAGTCTATTTTTTAACTCCTGTTCTTGTTTTTTAATATGAGTTACATCTAAAGCGTATTTTATGACTTTATAAGGTTTTCCATTTTCATCAAAAACCGGATTATAAGTCGCTTGTAAATAAATTAAACTACCTTCTCGATTTATTCTTGGAAATTCTCCTGCGATATACTCTCCTTTACGTAAAGATTCCCAGAACCCTTTATATTCTGAAGACTTTGCATATTCAGGATCAACAAAAATACTATGGTGTTTACCAATAATTTTTATTCTTTCATTTGGTAAAAATCCAATGACCGAAAGAAACAAGTCATTTACTTTAGTGATATATCCATTGAGATCAAATTCAATAACTCCATTAGAACGATTAATTGCTTCTAGATTATTAATTAATTCATTTTTAAGTAAATCTTTCATATAGATTTTTTAATTTTTATTCTTATGCGATATCGCTACTTTTTAACAGAGTGTAAGTAAATGATTTTCCATGAACAGCGGCAGCCTTTCTACATATTGACATAAATTCTTCAAAATCGGAAGATTTTTTAAATACCTGACATCCTTCTGACCAGTTTTCTACATAAGTAGAGTCTGCACCGGCTTTATGGATGTTAATTCCAAATATTCCTTCTTGAATAGTATGTTCATCAAAATTTAAGTCTTTATTTTTGTCTCTATATACTTTTACAGGTTTTTGCTGTCTCAATGCTTCATATTTTCCTTGATGTAAACCTAGTGCATGAGATCCTCGGTACTGTCCCTCTACGAGTCTAGCAACACCATTAGGATTATGATATTCCATAACTCCTTTTTTACCAGGATCAGTGGTTGCTTGCCAAGAATGAAATTTCCATTCCCCGTTTAGTTTGTATGAAACAGTTATTCTATCGTCAAATACATTAGTAACTTTGTTTCCGACATCTGTATTGCGGACTCCTACAATATTCAAATCATAGTTTTTATTGGAAGCGTCATCAAACCAAACAAATCCTTTTTCTTTTAGTGCTTTTTCAATTTTTTCTTTTGTGTACATTTTTAATTATATTATTTTAATAGAGTATAATACTCTTTGAAGTGCTTAATTCTATCAACAAGACCAATAGTTCCACCATTTACTCTTTTCGTAACAGCTGTAATATCAGCGTCAGTTGCTCCTCTATCACAAATAGACCATAGTTTATTGGAATCAAAAAAGAATGCAGCTGATGCTAATGGATATTTAGTAGCAACCAGATCGGGATTACCTATACAGTCCTCTCCAATGAATTTGGTAAACGCGACATAATTACTTTTTCCAGTTAATTGAATGTATCCTCTTCCTCTAAACTTCCATCCTTCTTTAGTGGATTCATCCCCATTACCCATTCTTCCACCATAAACTTTAGATGCAATCATTTCTGGTTTTCTTTCATAATGCGCAGCTGTGGTAGAATTAAAGTATTTACTAAATGTTCCTAATAATCCTTTAGCTGAATAATTAAGATTTTCAGATACTGCTTTAAAATTTCCACTTTCATGGCCGCACTGAGCTAAAAAATGAGCAAGTCTTAATGGTGTATTACAATTAAACTTTGTGATAATATTAGGAATTTGAGAAATAACACTATCTGGGACATGACCCTTTAATTTTTCTAATTTGATGTTGCCTATTGAAGATATAGGTTGAGATTCTGCTATAGGCTCAATAGTAGTTCCAAACATTTTAGACCATGATATAGATCCAACTATACCATCATCTTTTAAACCATTACTTTTTTGCCAAGCCTTAACTGCAGCCTCTGTAGCTGGCCCAAAATTTTCTGTTTCATTTCCTGGAGAACCGGCCCCAGTTGTTGCTATTCTAAACCCATTATTGTTTAAAAATTCTTGAAGTATTTTTACTTCTTTTCCATTACTTCCTAATTTAAGAATCATTTTTATATATTATTTTTATTATGGCTTATCCTATTTAGTTTAAAAATTTATAATAGGATGAATTGAATTTATAATAATCATCGTTTTGCATGTCGTCCGGACCAGTTCCAGTTATGATATCAGGTCCATAATTAGATTTAGATCTATTATGGTGCAATATCGGATGCTTAACGCCTGCTTTACCTTGAATCATTCTAGCTATCCTAAATCTTTTAGAGAGTCCATCGATTTTATTTTCTAGAGGAGATCCATCTATAAATATAAAAACACTTGGATATTCTTTATCATGTTCTTCTGGAGATTTAAGAATGTAATCTTGATCTTCGTATCTTTCCCCTTGTAGTTCGCTATTTACACAATCTAATTTTGCAGATTCATCTTCAAAATCTATTATCAAATAGGGTAGCTTTAGATTAATAGCATCACTAATATCAGCCCAGCTCGCGGATTCATATAAACCTTTTTCTCTTCGGCCAGTATATTGTTCGTATAGTTTGATGTATTTAATCACGAATTCAATTTTAATTTAAATTATTTATCCTTTATATAGATGGTTATTTTAATAGAAGGACCCAGAGGAGCAGGTAAATCCTATTTAGTAGATCACTTCTTTAAGGAGAACGAGGATCCTTCCTTTGTATATTATAAATTTGAATTCTCAAACTGGCTTAAACGATTAGAGATTGCAAATATGGATCCCTGCTCAGAAGTTCATTATTTTAGCATTTCAAATATAATTACCATTCTAGATGTTTCTTCTAATATTTTAAAGGAAAAAACAGTGGTAATGGATCGTTCAATTCTTTCAGCATATGTATGGTCCATATATAGAAATAGAGTTGATCGAGAGACTCTAATCAAGGAATTGGATTCTATTATGAGTCATCCAACTTATGGGGATTGCAAAATCATATATGTCAATAGAGATAGTTCTATCCAAGGGATCAATAGAGGAAAGAAAGACATCTTTGATGAATTCGAAGACTATGATAAAGAATTAGAGGTATATGACGATCTGATTTCAAATATGAAAATTGAAGTTAATCCATTTAATAATACCTTTGATTCTGAGAGCCAGAAGAGATTCAATCATTTATTAATGAGTTTATCTAATAAATAATAAAAAAATCGAAATTCGTGAGAAATATTATCAAAGGCTTTAAAGAATTTAAGAGATTAAATGAAGAAACTGATATTAAAAATATTCCTTTAAGGGGATATCCAGCCGAACTTATTAAAAAGCGTCTATATGAATTAGTAGATGTGATGCCAGATCGAATGAAAATTGGAGTACCATCGGATAATAAGGGATATTCTATAACGTATAGAGACCTTAATGGGGCAATTCAAAAAATAGAGGATCTTGAGCACATTTATTCACAGAAAGGAGAAAATATTACATTTTACTGTTGGAACATTGGATACGGTGGAACTCCTGAAGGAACTGAGAATTTAAAAGAAAAAATTGAAACTAAGGGAGGCTTTGGAAAAGACAAAGAGAATCTAAGATTAGATAAAATTATTAGTTATTTTACTAAAAATCGAGAAGATGCCGATAATGTTAGAAGTATCTCAATATCCATAGATTCCGAATCTATAAGAAAAGAAAAACTGGCTAGAGAAAATCAGGGACCTAGTCAAGAGGAAATATATCCATCAGAGGAACCTAAGAAAGGAGAGCAATCTTTTGCTCAATCAAAAGAATCAGCTGAATCTAAAGAAGCTGAAGAAAAAGAATAATTTATATATAATATAACCAATGGCGGGAATTAAGCATTTAAAGCAAATCCACGATAGAAAGGGAGAAGAATTTCTAAACAATTTGCTTAACAATTATGTGATCATAAATGAACACATTGATGGTAATTTCTTCGGAGTGAAGAAGAATCAGTCAAATGATAGATTTAAATATTTTAAGAAGACAGGAGAAATTACTTACGTAGATCGAATGTTAATGAAGTTCTATAATCCTGCAGTTTCTCATTTTGAATCTATGCCGGACGATAAAAGAAATAGAATTCCTTCTAATTTTTACTTTGGATTTCAATTTGTTTCAGGAAAAGACGGTGGAAAATCTAAATATTCAAGATTGCCTAAAAATAACTTAGTACTTAGCTATATTCATAGATTAGATGAATCTGGAAATCCAATAGAAACTCTTCAAACCAAGGCAGATCTTGAAAAATGGGCATATTATTTAGGAGTAGAGCCTCCTCCAATTATATTTGAAGGCAAATTGGATGACGAGCAAAAGAGTGCAATTCTAGAATTTGTATACTCTCCTAAATCAAAATTAGAGGAAAGATTTCAAACGGAATCATTCTCTAAATACATACTAAAAGTATTAAATCCCGATGTTTCAGATGAGACTATAAAATCAGGTTTAACTGGAGACGTCGGTGGAATAGTCTTTAGATTCTACGATGAAAATGATGAAAACTCAAAGGCAAATGCATTTTTAGCTAAACTAATAGATCCTATTTTTATTGAAGCATCTGGAGATAATGTTGAATCTGAAAAAAATCAAACTAATGATTATATCTGGTTGATATTGATTGACCTGATGAATCATTTTGAATTATATAATGAGGATGACTTAATTAAAATGTGTCAAGGATCAGAAGATTACGATTCTAAATATATTTCAATTATAAATCAGGCATTTAAAGATTTCATAAAAGAGTATTCTTTTAAATACGACGGATTAGAATTAGATACTCCAGAATATTTAAATCTGCCTGAATTTGAGATGGATTTTAATCTAATGCAGGATGAGGATCTTAAGAATCTATTAAATGGTAATAAAACATATTGCGAAATCTATAGAATACTCTCAAACTTCTTTAGAAAAACAAGAAAGAAGTCAAGTTCAAGTTTCTTTACTCCAGATTTAATAGTTCAGCTTAATTTAATAGTTAAAAAAATTAAACGAGTTGTAGTAGGGGAAGCTGTATATGAAGGACTATTTCCTTCATTTGGAGAATTCGTAGGATCAGATCCCGGAGACAATGCTTATATTGGAGAATACGAATGGTATAATAAAGAAAAGGGAAAAAAGGTTGATTCTGAAGATGTTAACATTATAATAGGATCATTTCAACCTCCTCATAATGGGCATATTAAATCAATTGAAGCCTTAAAGGAAAAGAATGGAAAGAGAGCCGTTTTAGTTGCTCTATATTCAGGTAACAGAAAGAGCCCATTCTCAGATAAGGCAATTAGAGTCATGTTGGAAAAATTACAACAGGAGATGACTGAGTTAATTGCTGATGTGAAAGTAATAGGATCCAACTCTATTAAGGATATTATGAAGGAATTGAGGCCTAATTATAATCCAATTCTATGGGGAACCGGAGAAAAAAGAATAAAGGATCACTTGTTAGAATATGAATACATTAAAAATCGAAACGTGCCACTAAGGGTTTCTGAAGATTTTAAATTAATTCAGCTACCAAACTATCTTGATTCTCAACGAGTTAGGGACTCAATTCAATCAGGTGATTTTAATTCATTTAAGGACATGGTTCCTAAATCTATAAAATCAGAATTTTTTAATCTTAAAAAAGAATTGGACCGAAAGTAAAACCTAGTGTCCATTTTCTAATATAATTTCTAAAAACAAATCTTAGCGTGGAAAACAATATGAGATTCAAAGACTTAAAAGAAGAAGATAAGCAATTTTTTAAAACAGTTTATTTAGATAAATCAATTTCATGGGATGACAGAATCAGAATGTTAACTGAATTTGCAAGCAGATCCCAAAGAACTATTCAAAAATGGGTGTCAAAGCTTGGATTAACTGAAAAGGAAGAAACCGAATCCCCAGAACTAATTAAGGCCAAGCAGCGAGTATTTAATGAAAGAAGAAAGAGATTCATAATTACATGGGCTCAAAATAATACTCCAGTTCATTCTAGATTTTTATCTAATTTAGAAGAATATGCTAAGACTATTAAGGCAGACATACATATAATTGCAGGTAGATATAAAAACCCAACCTCAGTTTTTACAGATAAGAATTATGATACTTGGCACGAATCAATTAGAAAATATCTAGATGCTGCTCGGCATGATATTCATAAGTATCTGTCTATTATGTCAGATGTTAAAATTCAACCGACTGCGGTTAATCCTATGACTGGTATGCAAGGAATGAGTGGAATTAATAGCTGCGTATTTGGATCTCCAAGAGTGCAGATGGAAATGATTCCAGTTCTAGAAGGATGTAAGCCTAAAATGATGTTAACTTCTGGAGCTTGCACTATTAAAAACTATACTGATTCAAAATCTGGAAAGAAGGGAGAATTTCATCATACACTTGGATTCGTAGTAGCAGAGATTAAGGATGATGAAACTTTTTTCATTCGACAAGTAACTGCTGATGATAATGGAGACTTTATTGATCTATGGAACTCAGTTAAATTTAAAGGATCTAAGCAACAAATTAAATTTAACTCACCAGTAGATGAAATTGGTTGGAATAAAGATAATTTTGGAAACGAGCCTTATGAATGGGTAGGTGAATCAATCGTTAAAAGAATAGATCATATAGAAGCCTGTGTTTTAGGTGATTTGCACTTAGGGAAAGAGGATCCTCTTGTTATACAGAATACAATTAATTTTTTATCATCAATTAAGGTTAATCATGTTATATTGCACGATGTATTTGATGGAACTTCAATTAGTCACCATGAAATGAAAGATCCTTTTGCCCAATATGCAAAAGAGATTAAAGGAACAAATTCTCTTAAGAAAGAAGTTGATTATATGTTAGATCAATTAGATATATTCAATTCACTTAAGGAATCAAATGTTGTGATCGTTAGAAGCAACCATGATGATTTTATAGATCGATGGCTAAAGAATGAAGACTGGAGAAGACAACCAACTCCTAAAAATTCCATGGAATATATGGAATATAGTCAAATTCTACTAAAGCAATATTCAGAACAAGAAAGTATAAAAGGAGTAATTCCAGAATTAATTAATCGTAAATATCCTAAATTCATAACCTTAGGTCGTAGTGATAGTTATATCGTTAAAGGATGGGAACTAGGTCAGCATGGAGATGTTGGTTCAGCGGGAAGCAGAGGGTCTCTACAACAATTTAGAAAATTAAATACTAAGATTGTAGTTGGCCACTATCACGCACCCGGTAGATTTGATGGGGCTCTATCTGTAGGAACATCAACTGTATTAAGAGTTGGATATAATATAGGAGCAAGTAGCTGGTTACAGTCTCATGTAATCATACATGAGAACGGAAAAGCTCAACATTTAAACTTTATAGACGGAGAGTTTACAACTCTTAAATTGTAAACTATTTTAATCTTAGGGTTTGACCTGGATTGATTAGATCGTTCTTTAGGCCGTTTAATCTCTTAATGTCGTCAACTCGTGCACCAGTTTTAGCAGAAATTCCCGAAAGAGTATCTCCTGATTTTACAGTGTATGTCTCATAATTAGTTAAAGCGATTACATCAGATCTTACCCATCCATCGCCTCCACCATCAGATAAGTCAACGTTATACCACATTTTTCCATCTTCTCCGGTTGCCTCTCCGGTAACTTTTCCAATTGAATCTGGCCAGTTTACAACTGAAACCAAATTGTTTATCCAACCATTATTAACATAATTATCATCCCTAACATTAGCATATCCATTTTCTTTCTTTGGATATATCGTTTTACCAATATATTGGCCGGGAGTCTTTTTCGCGGTATGGCCAGTTAATAAAGGCTTTAAGAATTTATTATAGAAACTAGTGTTTCTTTTCTCCAATTCCTTGCCATCTGCATATCTTTTATAGTTTTCAGCGGCAGTCTTCCAATCTTTGTTTACAATCGCAGTTGTGAATCTAGGAAATTTATTAAGTCCTCCTAAATTAAAGGCAAAGTCAGTTAACATTTGTAATTGACTAGTACCTAAAATCTTTCCTGGAAAATTAGAGGAGACGTGATTTTTAACTATGCCCTCCGCTTGTTGTAAATCCTGTTTAAGATATTGTTCTGCCTTCTGTTCTGTCCATTTATCACCTGGTCTAACACTCCCAGTGTGACCGTAGCCGATCGTCCATACTCCGGTTGAATCCTGATATGCTTTATGCATACCCGAGGCATCTTTTACTGCGCCTTCTTGATCTTTAATATATTGAATAAAGTCAGGTGAATAGACAACGGCTGATTCGTTGATTCTGTTCCAGACTGAATATTTCTTTATATAGGAACTCATTAAATAAAATTATTTTTACACATTTTTATTTATCTTCTAGCTAAATAAATAAACAAAAGGAACTTCATACATGGGATCAAAGAAAGACTCTAGTTGGCAGAATCTAAGCGATTACCGATCTGGAAAAGATAAATTGAAGAATGCTATTATGCAGCACCCAGAAGAGAGTGCAGGATCCGATTCAGTATATAATTATATGAAAGGTGAAATCAACAGAAGTGGATGGGTAATGCCATTTGATCAATATGTTAACATGGGATCTAAAAAGGCTAATAAAGTTAAAAAAAGAAAATAAATGGCAAAATTTACAACAGATTCTCTTTTTAATAAGTATGCTAGATCAAATAGCATTTTTGAGGCTAAGAAGCTGGTAGTTAAGCCAGATGATCAGCTTGAAAAAGATTTAAAGGATGCACTTAAGTTAGCTGAGGAGAAAATAGATGATTCAGGCACTGGTGCTAGGGATATGTCATTTAACTCGATCAGAGGTATTCTAGACAGATTGCCATCTGATTTAATTAAAGCAGAACCACTTAATCCAATTATTGAGCAGATATTCTCCGTCATGACTTCTTCTAGCAGAACTAAGATGGTTGATGAATTTGTAGACGAGGAGGAAAAAACCTTAGAGGATATTATAAAAAGAAATAAGTCTAGGGACGGAGCAGATTTAATTTATAAGCGCGATGATTCCTACTCAGCTGATTTTAATCATTCGGCTCTTATTATAATGAGACTTGAAAAATTATATACAATCTATTCAAAGTCATCTAGAAAAGCAGGATTAGATCCAGAAGATTCTAAAAAGCTTTCCGGTGTTTCTACTAAGTGTGCAATCTCTATTAAAAAATGGTACGATTGGGCATCATCTACCTTTGTTAATTTAGTAGATGATCTTAAAAAAGGATCCCCCAGCGAAGTTGAATCTAAAATGGATTCAGCTGATGAATTTTCAAGCAATACAGGAGGCTCTGTGTTTAATATGGTATTCAATTATGGATCAAAGGAGACCACTGTTGCTAGTGAATTAGAAGAAATATCAACATCAACATTTAGGGAAGATTCAACAGGTAGAAGAGGAAATATTCGAAGAAAAAAATCTATTTTCAGAAAAATTAAGGAATCAGTTGCAATGGCAGCTCTTCCAATAATCCAGAACGGGGAGGTTAAGCGAGCAGGAGACTACTATAGACTCTTTACCGCTCTGAATACTGAAAAATCAGATTGGATGAATACTATTCTGCTAAATGACGTATTCAATGGACAGGTAACAGAATTCAATGATTTTAAAGCAGGAATAACTCAAGAAGATCCCAGAGAAGAGATACAATTGGTATATTTAAATGCCTGTGTAGGATGGACTTATAGATTTATAGATTCAGATTACATTTCAACTTTCACTGCTAGAGAAATAGATGATTATCGTAAAGCAATTCAAATGATTGTCCTAGAAAAAAAATCTGAAATCAAAAATTATTATCTTTCTAAGAATTTTAATCTTGGAGATTTTAATTCAGTTCATATAAAACCAGAGGTTGCTATTCCTCTCTATAAAACCGTAATACTAGCGGTTAGTGAAGAAGATAGAAAAAAAGAGAGTAGTTTAAGATCGATTACTAAAGGATTAGGCAGCGCAATATCGGGTATGTTTGGAGGAATCGAAGTTGACACTGCAGCTCTTGCTAAAGGAAAAGGATTTGCTGAAGGAGATAAGAGATTTATGGTTGGATTAAATAAGATCATTAAAGGAATGGTAGGAGCAGTTGGAGGAAAAGATGCAGCTAGAAAATATGGAGAGGCCCTACCTGATAAATGGAAAGGGGAAGAAGATAAGAAAAAAGGTACAGTAAAGGAAGATATGTTGTCTCCTATGGATTCTCCAGGATCTACAATGGTTCCAATGGAAGGACCAGGATCACCTAATCAGATTCCTGGAATGATGCCAAGTGATAATATGGACATGATGTCACTTGCAGGTCCGGCAGGAGGAAGTCTAACTCGTTTTAAAACAAATAGCAAGAAATCCGGTAAAAAATCAAAGAAGAAGAAAGGATCTCTTAATTCATTCGGAACAACTAAAGTTCTTAATTTTGAGGAATTTATGAAAGGTGGGAAGTATTAAATCCCAGGTCTAATATTCTTTATTTTTTAATAAATAAAAAAAAGATTATTTTGGAATGTCAGCTGAATTTCAACAATTAGTACGGGAATATACCACGAAGCCAGAGAAGGATGACACAAGGCATGCCCAGGTAGACAAGTATGGTCCTGTCCCCGGATCAATATCTCTATTTAATCCATTTAATATATTTAGATATAGTAGATATGGAATGAATCCAGGGGAGTATAAACAAGAACTCCATTCAGATCGAACTAGCCCATCCTCGGCGGATGCTGCCGCCCTTGCAGGTGTCAGTACTGCCGTATCAGCTGCTACTGGAGCAGGAGGAATAGACCCGAGTTTAGCAACATCTCAGACGTTAGGGGCAATTAATAACAGCTATCAAAAAATAAAAGATTTTAGAAAGGAGTACATCGAGAACCCTACTGCAAGTAAAATTATAGAATGGTCGAGACTTAGATCCAAACCAGGAGAAATTACAGCAGATGGACCTGTTCCATATTCCAATAGTGATTTTATATGGTGTAAATTTTATGGTAAAATTCCAAATAATAGATTGATAACTCTTAGACGATATCCCATTCCAGTTGAAGATAATTTAAACATTGCAGCATCTAAGATGCCTCTGGTGCCAATGGCACAGGCAGTTACCTGGTTTGATAAATCAGTGGGTAATAATCTAAATACTATTTTAAAACCTAGTTGGGGATTGAAATGGACGAGTAAGAGTGTGACGGAGATACAAGACATTCAAGGAAACGAGGTTACAGTTGAGGAATTAATAGCAGCACTCGGTCAAGGAGATTTAAAACCAGAGGTAGTTTCGACAATTAAGGCCTTAATTAGTGGAGACAGTAAAGTGGATATAGCTAAGCTTTCTGGGTTTGATAAAATAATTCAGGACTATATCAAAAATGCATATGGAGCCAACGGACCCTATTGGAATCGAATCTTAGGTCCCCTAAACGTGATTAACGACACTGCAATCCGGGATCGAGGATTCAAGGATATGAAGACTCCATTTACAGTAAAATTTGTATACTCATTGAGATCCTGGGGAGGAGTTAATCCTAAAATTGCTTTTCTAGATCTGTTAGGTAACTTTTTAAGTCTTACTTACAGCACTGCTCCTTTCTGGGGAGGAGGGGCTAGATATTTTGAAAGAACTGGGGTTACTCTTCCTTCTCTAGGTATGGAACAGAAATTTTTCGAGGGTGATATTTTCGGAGGAGTACAGACCGGAATGAGGGAATTAATGGATCTCGCAACCTCAAGATTTAGTAC